TTTTTTTTTCATAGTTGTAAAGTTTTGGTCACCGAAACTCAAAAGTTTCAAAATAAAAAAATCTCGATATCTTCGAAACTTACACTATAGTGTGCAATCGAGAATTTCGAGATTTTTTATTAGTGATTAGATGATGTTTTATTATAATACAATCATACTAAAAATATTCGAGATCTACGCTCTAGCGTAATTTTCGAAGTTTTTTTTGGAAGTCTCAAAGTTTCGGTCACCGAAACTCGAAAAGTTCAAAATAAAAAAAAGCGAGAATACCAGACTCCAACAAAGTTGGAATCATAATGGTAATTCTCGCAATACTCAGGAGGTATTCTTTTTTTTTCGCTGTTTAGATGATGTTTTTATAATCTACACGTCATCCGGAATTTCTTTAACTTGTAAGAAGTCTCTTACCGGATCGTAAGTAATCTCATCTCCGTCGATCTTCTCTAATCGAACTAATCGATTCCATCGAGCAATTCGCATAGCTGGAGTCATCCAGTCATTTCGACGATCGTCGGTATCTGGGAGATATAATTGATCACAAACTATTTTGTTCTCTAAATAATCTTCCGCTCTGGCCCCAAGTTTAATCAATTCATCAATTTGCGGTTTGGTTAAATTATCAAATTTCTTAACCCAGTTAGCATCCGGAAGAGGTAACAGACCTTTACGAGCTTGTTTTACAATGAACGCCGCATCTTCCATTTTCTTAACTTGATTTAATCCGTGTTTAACTAATTCATCAAAGTCAAAAGTTACCGGAACATCAGTAGGTTCATAATCTAAATGCCATTGTTGTTCTTTCAATGTCGGATCAAACAATTCTTCTTCACGACGCTTAGCTTCAAATTCTTCGCGACGTTTGTGGAATTCTTCCCCAAAGACTTCTTTATGTTGAGCTCTGTTAGCTGGTTGTAATTCATTGCTAAACATCGCCAAATCTTCCAAACCCGCGGCTCTTCGCTTATCGCGAATTTTCTTTTGTTCTTCCAATTTGATGAACTCTTCTTCAGCTCGCGGAGCTCCAAAGCTGGCGAAAACTGCTTGTTGTTCGATCATATTGTCTAAATGCCCGCGACCAGTTTGTTTATCGTGTTCATAACGCGCATCGAATTTTTTAGTCATATTGTTCAACAAAGTTTGTTGACGTTGTTCGCGATCTTTACCGACTTCTTTGGTTTCTTCTTGAGCGCGCTCTAATTTTTCCAAAGCCTCGGTAAGTTTTGAAGAACCTAAAGCCCATTGACGCATAACTCCTTCAACCCAACGATCTTCTTGAGTTTTCTTCTGATATTGTTGACGCCATTTGATCGCTTTCTTAAACAAACCAACTTCTAAACCTTGATCTTTGAACTCTAATTCTAGTTCTTTTTGCTCAGTTTTAAGTTGTTGCATTCTGGTTTGAATGTTCATCCAGCGTTCCGCAAACTCATCAAAAGATTGTTTAGCTTCGCGCTCTTGTTCAAGAACTTGACTTACGGTTTGGCCTTCTTCATTAACCCCAAATTCATTAAAGGTAGTCATAGCGTGCTGACTTGGAATTTTGTTACCAAGATCATCGATAGTGTAGAATGGTTGATCGAATTGCGAACTATTGATCTCTACAGATGGGGCTTTTCCGTGTGTAAACACCAAATCTTCCAATTCGCGAGCTTCCGGGTCTTTCGCTAGTTGCTCTTCGCTAAAGAAGGTATTCTTAGTATGAAGATCATGTACTGGAACTACTTTAGGTTTTAGTAATTCCGGATCTTTAACATTTGGTAGGTCTAAATCCTGCAAATCTTGTGACATCTGTTACTCCTAATAAATTCATTATAATTTTGATTTGATGTAAATTTTTGCTTGAATGGATGATTTTATATTATAACTAAATTCATCCAAATTTCCTAATTTGATAACATCATTATAATCTTTAATCCCGGAAAGGTCAACATTTTTTGATAAAATTTCAAAAACTTTCCAATGTTGTGTTCTTGGATTATTGAGATGAGCTAGCATACCCTTATAACCAGCAGAATCGCGGTCAAAGCACATTACTACTTCGAAATCTTTCAAAGCTTCTTGCATTTCCGCTGACGCGGCAACTCCCAAAACCGCCCCAACATTTTTGAAACCAAAGAGCTCTCTAATGCTCAACGCATCAAAGATACTTTCCGCTAAGTAAACTGGTTCATCCTCACCCGGTTCTGCTCGGATATCCAACCAAAACTTTTGAACGGTGTCATCTACCAACCAAATAAAGAATCTTTTCTCTTGCAAAAAGCGAATCCAAACCCCTTGTAAAACTCCAGATCGATTACGCATTGGAATTACAATAGAATCTGGAACCTGATATTCCTTACCTCGATAATTGAACGATCCTTCGAAATCATAAGCTTCCAAATCCACAGACAACCCACGCGATTTCAGATATTCTCCGGCAGGAGAGTTTTCGGTTACGCGATTTTGTAACAAAGGACTAAACTTCGATCTTTGAATCATTAACCGAAGGTTACGTTTGAAAGTTTCTAAGAATCCTAATTGTTCCATTATTCTGCTAATACTCCAGCTTTCTCTAAATCTTTTAAGATATTATCGAACATAACGTCTAAATTTTCACCTTGAGAAAGTGCTTTAGAATCATACTTGTTTAATACACCAAACACCAAATCAGCACGTTTCTCTGGCATATCGAATACTCGTTGATTTAGAGTAAACTCTGCTAATACGAATTCTTCATGATCAAATTCACCGCTGATGTTAACGGTTTTACAAGCTACTCCAAAGGTCAAAGTTTGGCGATACTCAGACAAGAAGATTTCTGCTCCGCAATTAAATGCGATTCTACGACCAGCCCAAGTAGCAAACAATAAGCTAACACCAGATTCACCTTCAAATTTTTCATATGCTGCCATTTTAAAATCTCCCGATTAACTTAATGTTTGTATTATATTAGAACTAAAACATAAAATCAACCCCTTTTTGAAAAAAAAAATTTTTGGGGGGTCGTTGAGTTTCGGTTACCAAAACTTGAAAGTTTCGATTTCAAAGTTTTTGAGCATAAAAAATCTCCGCTGATGCGGAGATTGTTTAATGTATAATGCAATGTAAATTTCTTAGATTAGATGCTGTCTAATAAGCTATCTAAATCATTAGATTGTTCTTTGTGGAGAATTTGTGCTTCGGTTAAACCGGTAGCGTCAACCACTTCTGCAGATTTTGCGCCTTGCGCAGTTGCTGGAGTATCGCGGAACATTACGTAATTTAACTTCTCTTGCAATTCTTCATAAGATTTGTACGCTTCCGGTTTTAAGAAATCATCTAACGGATAGCAATTTTCCTTGATAAAGGTGACTGCTTCTTCTTTAGAATCAAACACTGAAGTTATGGCATCCACTACGGAAGATTTCTCATATGTGATGAAACCGGTAGCGGCTTTACTTGAAACCAATTTGAAGTTATGACCTTGTAAAGGATTGAATAAAGCTTTTGGCTCTGCCCCTAATGCGCGGTCCGCGTCTGATGGGAACATCGCGTTTTCTAACATCAATTTTAAGCTTTGAGATAAGTCCAGTAAGAAAACTTTACCCTCATTAGCCGGTTCTGCCGGATCTTTGATTACAAGAATGTTCGTATAGAAACGCGTTTGACGCGCGAATTGACGAGCTTCTTCTTTCTTACCAGCTTGCCATAAGTCGGCCCACATTTTGTGGAATGGATCTGGTTGGTTAATATTTTGCGGAGATAACTCAGAAACCCAACGACGCTCTGCACCTTTCTGACCATTACAATTAATACGGTACAGTTGTTGTAAAAGCTTCATATTCGGATCTGGTAAGAATCGGATGATTGCCGCACCATTACCGTTTTCGTCGCGTTTGAGTTTATAGAAACGATCGTCACCAAAATCTGATTTCTTTTCACCGAAAGCTTGTTCTTGCGATGATGCTAATTTGTCAAAATCGAATGATTGAATGTCCATAGAATTTTCCTCTATTAAAAATTGAACTATTGAATTGCTTGCGTAATTGAATTGATTAAAATTGAATTACATTAATAATATTAAAATCATGTTAGAAAATTTTCAACTAAAATTTACTAAAAATTTTAAAAACTACAAATCACCCGCCCCGCGGAATGATTGTAGTATTTATCTTCACCGAACCTCTAGGCACTCAGCAACCTTCAGTACAGTGAAGGTACTCACAGAGCTCCAGGAATTTGGAGTTGTGTTTATAAACAGGATTCCAAAATCTGGATTTTTCAATCCACTCTTTCGGTAACTTATCCTTTGAGTTATTATAATCGCTAACCGGAATACCTTCAAACATTTTGTTAAAAATATTCAGTTTTTGACTCAAACCAAAGTTCGCCTGTCTTACCAAATCTTCCATACAAAGTTCATAACCTTCTAATCTTTTCGTAATGCGATAGAATTTCTCAAAGTTTAAGAATGAATCAATGTCTTTAAGATCTATAGAATCTCTTACTTTCTGAGATTTCTCCCCAAACACTTCAAGTTTTTGCGTCTCCGCAAATTCTTTGATATTTTGATAGTTGGTTAAACTTAGATTACATTTCGTTTTCGAGTTGATCGAGGTAACTGAATTGAAGTTCAAACTGCACAGTCTCGCAAAAGTTTTGCTACTATCAATGTTCCAAAGCTTACGATGATATTTCAAAATCGCTAAGAATCTCCCTACTGGAGACAACGAGCGATCCCCATCCTCGTTGAATACTACGCCACTGATAGTATCGTTTCCTTGCAGGATGTTAAACTTCTCTTCTTCCAAACTAGGTACGAAGTTTTTGGTTACCCGTTTTATAAAACATTCAATACTTCCAGAATTTCGACTACGTCGAATCATTTGGATGCTTTGAATAACCGGAATAACGTTACCCGGATCATAATGATAATGAGATCCTCTCAAACCCATTACATTCACCCCTACACTTACGCTAGGGCTATACACAATAGCTCCAAGCTTCGCTAGTTTATAATCTTCTAAAATCTGGTTTCTTACTTCCATCGTGGTTCCCGAGTTAATTAAACCTACCGTTACCCCTGCAGATTCTAAGAAATGCTTAATACTTAAACCCGCAGATACACTAACGCAACTTACTACTAAACCGCCAGCTCTATTGTTTATGATAGATTGCAAGAATGAGCTAACATCTTTATGAATGATGACATTTGTTGGATCCTTAGTTTCATTACTTACCCAAATCACATTTTTGAATTTAGTAGGAATCAAATCCAGCGCGATCTTCTCCATAAACGCATCGCAAATCATCATACTCCGAGATTTATTCATTAAAGCCAACATCTTCGAAAGGTTATGTTCCCGGTTGCTTGCAATACTGGAAGTAATGTGTTCACATAAAGTCATAAATTCGTCGATGATGATAGTATCGAAGTGGTTCACTTTAGTGTCAATTTTGTATAAACTATCAAACTGACAGATGAATAATCTGGTATTGTTTTCTAACTTATGTTTATTATAAACCCTAACCCCATCTTCTTTGAAACGCTCATAGAATTCATCCGCTAACGAAACTCTCGGAGTAATAATCAAGCAAGAATTTGACTTATTCATAAAATCTCGGATTACTCGAGTTTTTCCGGAACCCATTGGAGATCTAAGAACCAAACAACCTTCATTACTAATACAGGAATTAATCTCTGCGTTCAAATTTGCAGAATCTAAAGAACCAAGTTCTACACTTTTGTTTTCATAGATGCGTTCTTTGTTACCCCAATCTAATAATTCTTTAACCGGAATACTAGATCTGAAATTTTCAATTTTATAACGACGCTTAAATTCCTTTTGAATGTCTACTCGCTCGCCGGTAATTACGTTAGTGATTTGAAATGGATTGCTATCAAAGAATACAAAATCTCCCATCTGCTCGTTGACGAGAATTACGGATTCCTTGTATTCATCTCTTACCTCAAATCCAAGCTCTTTAAATAATCCCAAACAAACCTGGCGGATATCCGGCGTAAACTGCCAGCACATCGCATCTTTGAATTCGTCCAGATTGAACAAAAATCCATCTTCATTGCAGGTTAAAATTCCGTTATGGCCGCTTGCGGTAATTTGGGCTTTTCGGTAGAGACTCGTATTGATCTTAGCCAGCTTCGGATCTAATAGTTTCGCTAATTTTTTAGTATCCTGCAAAATTTTAGATCTTGTTGAGCTAGGTATGCAAAGAACAATTCTAAAATTGAAACTAAACAAATCATCCGAAGATTTTGTCTTAAAAGACACATGTCGGAATGGTTTGAATCTTTGCAAAATCAAATCTCTCGAATCTTTATCCTGCACATCATTAAAATCCAGGATCATATACTCGCTAGAATCCGCGATATGACGTTCTAAAAAGGCAGATTTTCTCGAGGATTGCTTTGAACATCTTAATGGAAAGTTTAAGATATAGTACTTTTTGAAGAGCCCTGCTACCTCTCGCATCCCGAAGATTTCTTTGTTTTCAAATTCGAAGATCTTCGGATCTTCCAACGTACTGGTTGGAAACTTGGTATTGGAGGTGGCGGAGTGTACAATAGTGAAAATCATAGAAAGTATCGCTCCTTAATAACAATGTAAGTATTTTAATATAATAATGTATAGATTTCAATAAAATGTGGTAGGATTCTATAAATAATTATACGCGTAAAAACTAAGGAAACATTATAATGGCAACTGAAAATACAGAAAATGCGGCAGTTCGAACTTTCGAAGTTCCTGGAGACTTCGTCATCGAAGACATCTACACTAAACCACAAGACAAAAATGAAAAATTGATCAATGATGTTGGCCAACTCATCTTTGAAACTTTTGGTAAACGAAAAGAAGAAAAGAAAGAGAAACCAGCTAAGATCTTAAAATCTGATGATCAAATCGATTTGCGTTTGGCCCAACTTGGAATTGACAACAATTTCAAAATGTGCAAAGATAAAGATGGTAAATTAAGTTACCGCTCTCATACTTTCCATATTAGTTGTAAAACTGAGTAAAAAATTTCATTACTTCAAGGTTTCGGTCACCGAAACTTGAACGGTTCAAAAAATCTCGAAAATTTACACTTCGGTGTAGTCTTCGAGATTTTTTATTATGATTTGTTTATATTACAACACTTATCGCTTACAATTTGACGCTATCGTTCTTAAACAAAGAATCAAACCAATTTCCGGAAGGTAACAAAGAATCTAAGTCATCCAAACCGGAAAGATCTAAATCCGGTAACTTCAAATCCATATCTTCATCGATAGGATTTTGATCTTTGAGTTTACTCAAATCCAAAGATTGTTCCACTTTGTCCAAGTCGTTATTGTTTGGCTTAACATCAAAAGATTTGAACATTTCGTTGATCGAAGATCTCAAATTTTGAATGCCTTTGCGAGATAATTCTTCCATCGTCGATCTCCTTAGTTACCCAAAATTGAACCTAATGCGGCCGCGCCGTTCTTATCGGCTTTCTCTTGTGCTTTCTTAGCTTCTTCCGCTTTCTTAACCTCTTCGGCTTTCTTGCGATAAGATTCTGCATCTTTCTTAGCGGCTTCCGCTTCTTTAGCCAATTTTTGAGCTTTGTTATACTCTTCTTCGACTTTCTTACGAGCTTGATCCTTCTGCTCTTTAGATAAAGTTTTAGAGGCCTCTACTTCTTTGAGTTTCTCTTTGAGCTCTTTAACTTTTTCTTGTTGCTCTTTGGCTTCCTTGGCTTTAGTTCTCGCGGTACCGCGGGCTTTCTCTTCTTCCGGAGAAATCGAGCCAACCGCGGATTCTAACCAATCGGTTACCCCGCCCAAAGTATCCCCTAAAGTTTCCATTGCATAATCGGTAACTTTGCTTACGTATTCTCCGACCACTTCGCTTGCCGCATCAATTACCGTTGCCGTAGCCCCAGCTAACGCGGCATCTTTCATTCGGTCACCAAGATTATCAAAGTTCCCGGTAGCAATGGAATCCACTAATACACTACCAGCAGAGTTCACGGCATTGCTTACGGTATCTGCGACTAAGTTACCGGTATAATCCCCAAAGATCCCGCCTACGGCGCCACCTAGGTTACTGCCAATAGCACTCGAAAGTCCCCCGATAGCCCCGCCAGCAATTCCCGCTACTGCGCCTAGCGCACTATTTGAAAGCCCGCCTAGCGCCCCTAATGGGTTAGATCCTAAACCACCAAACTTACCAGGGAATACGCTTCCTAGGCTTCCGCCTAAACCGCCAGAACCGCCACCTAATTTCGGAATACTCGCGGTCGCGATACTTGGACTATTGCGGAGTTTACCGCCTTGCAGTCTTAACGACTCATCATAAACCTTGTAAACTTCCGCATTTGGAGCTTTCGCCTCTTCGAAAGTGATCTCAATATCAAATTTCTTCGGAGTACCAGAAAGGTGAACTTCCCCATTCTCCATAAAGGTAACGTTGATTGTTTTAATTACTAGATTATTATACAATAATTGAGATTGAACTAACGGATTACTAAATTGAATTTGCCAATAGTGTGGAGATAACAATTCCACTTCACTAACGGATTCTGGTAAACTAAATTCCTTGATTCGGGCGCATAGCGCAAGACCGTTCATAGCATCTTCATGATTTTCCGGGATTACGGTCCATCTTAACGTAAAGCTTCTCGGGTTTACCCCTTGGAAGTTCTGCCAGAATCCAGGATCGTTGATGATTTGTCTACGACCGTTGATCGCGGCGGCTTCTCTTGCGTAATCCATCAATGGGCCTTGCAATTGCATCATTTTCTTAGATGGACGAGTTACCATACCGCCAGCTACAGAACCCATAGCCGCTTGATGCATACTGTTGTCTCCCAATACGGTTCCCGCGATTACGTTAGAACCTAAAACGGAAGCATCTACCAAATCCCCGACAAATCGGCCTGCAGTCTTAGCTCCGTTAACTACGGCTTCTCCACCAGGAACCGAGCTAGCCAAAGCATCTACGGCTTTAGTAGCGAACTCTTTTGTGTCTCCAATATAGCCTTGGATTGAATCGTTAAAAGTCCCGCCATTTTTGAGATAGGAAGCCCAACTAGAGCCTGCTTGATACGCCGCCCCAACAATTTGTTGGTTAAATCCAGAAGGAGAAGAGTTCCAGTCGATTTGAGTAGTTTCTCCAATCCCTAAAGGCATCGGAAGGATTGCGGTAAACGCAAGTTTAGTGCCTGGGATTTTTCTAAATCTTCGGTTGTTTGCGCGAGCATTCGCCAAATACGCTGACGCGTCACCATTGAAAGTTTGCGCACGTTTCTTAGCTTTGGTATTCTTTTGTTTATATTCTAAGGTTTGATCTACGCTTCCGGCGATATCTTTCAGACTATAATCATTCGCAAAAGCCATCAACATCACATAACCGGCACGGTACGTGCGATTGTTTTGATGAGGAAACACTAAGATATCTTTTACCGGGTCAACCGCAATAGTAATATCCTCACCAGCTTCCTTTTTAGGATCGGCGATCTTTTGAATGTTGATCGCGGTATTCGCTACTGATCCAGCGACTCCGCCAGCCCCGCCGGTAGGATTAACGGCGGTACTTGCTACAGATCCAGCTACTGCACCCAATCCCGGTGCTGGTGTCGGGGCTAATCCCATTGGTTCTCCTTGTTATCTTGCGCGTCTAAATTGGGTGTTATTTGGGTAACCAAAACCGGTAAATCCTTCCACCCCTAATGTAAATGTGGTTCGTTTAGTATACAAATCCTTACCAGGGCCATCTTGTGAATTTTCCTCAAAATACGGGGATTGTTCTAAACGACCTTCTTCGTCTAATCTATAGTTATATGTAATATCGATATCAATAGCATTTGCTTGACCATCTTGGTTTGCTTTGATATCAATATTTTCAATTTCCACCGCTGGTGGAAGATTGACATCTAATTGATTTGCTATGTGATTTCGGATGGCTACGATCGTCACCCAATCCAACTGCTCAAAGATAAACGAAGTTAAGTTCACCCCGAAATCTGGGGCATGTCTCAAAGATCCTAGTTGAGTACATAATACGTTTTTGATCATATTATGAACGATACTAGGGCCAGCAATTGAATCTTGGTCGTTGATAAAATCTTTGTTAAATTGGTAAGTTTTTCGTCTTGCATCATACTCTTCGAAAATGGAGCGATCGCTCAAAATTCGAATATCTCGAACCGTTAAACAACTTTGGGGTATTTGTGGATTATACAAATTCGCATTATCCAATGTTCCGGTAACACGAGAATTTAATGTGTTAAAAGTGTTATTAATATTATCTAAAGCATTATGATTCATTTATTGCTCCTGCGAATCGTTAACCCTGGTAACCACCAGCGGCTTTATTGCCATTCAACGTAATAGCTCGGTTAGGATCTGTATCTCCAATATTCATATTGACTTCGGTTACCGATTGAGCTACGCCAGATACCATTCCGGAAACTCCAGAAATTACCGTTTTATCCATCATAGACGAAATCTTCACCGCTTCCGCTACAGCGGATTCTTTGACAATTCGTAATTCTTCAGATTTTCGGTTAACGATACTAGTACTAGAATTTACCATTGGAGAAACCGGAGAATCCAAAGCATTTATAGCTTCTTGTACCGTCATTTCCCCTTTCATAATTTTGTCGTTGTAGTAACTAAAGCTTTTATGATTGTGATATTCATTATAGAATCTATCATACATCGGGCCTAAAGGGTTACCTTTATTGTCCAACATTTGAACTTCCCCTACTGTAACCCCAGAGCTATCCGGTTTGGTTAAAGCGCTGTTAGTCATCGACATCAACGGAGAGTTTAAAACTCCACCGGCAATCGAACTAGCTCCAGCCGCCGCGGTAGCGGAGTAACTAGAAGAATTCGAGGTGTTGTTAGCGTTGGAATCTGTGCTAATTCCGCTTTCAATCAAAGACTCGATATATTGTCCAGCGCTCTTACCATCTGTGTTACCTAAAGCTAAACTAATTAATCCACCAGAAGCTTCATCCAGTAAGTTGACCCCGAAAGAAGTCAAACTGTCAGATTTCTTCGCCGCGGAATAAGCATCATAAGCCAACAAACCCCAACCGATAATAGGGAAGGCTTTGCTGGCTACTTTACCCAATGCCCCGCTTACCGCTTTGGCGATTCCTTTAGATCCGGTTTTCTCTAACGAAGGAATGATTTTCTTTTTAACACTTTCAATCGCTTCCTTACCTTTTTGTAACCAACCTTTCTCATTACCTTTAGATTTTGCGGCTTTTTGAACTTGGGATTTAGCATTATTGGAAGCTTGCTTACCAGCTTTCCCGGTCTTAGCATCCGCTTTAGCTTTCGGTTCTGAAGCTTTCGATTTTGGCTTAACCGCAGATTGGACTTTTGCTTTGATTTTGCGCCACGCATCTCCTAGCATATCTCCAAGTTTTGCGAGACCTTTCAGAGCAAATTTCGCAATCTTAGATCCTACTTTGAAGATCATACCACCGATAAATTTGACCGCTTTGAAAGCCATCTTACCTACGGCAACCCCAACTTTGGCTACTTTTTTGATTAACCAACCCGCAATCTTAAATGGAATTTTACCAATCCATCCTACCACTTTGAGAACTTTCCCTACAACCGTAGAAATTAAGCCGCCTACTACCCCTGAGATCATAGAGGTGATACCACCTAAGATCATTGGAAGTAAATTTTTGAGATTAAGCATATTACTCATCAAACCTTGCAACATATCAAAACCGGATTTCGCTTTATCTTTGACGGTAGAGATCGCATTTTTGGTAGCTTGCAAACCTCCAACTAATTTGGATTTTGCTTTACCTACAATTCCGTGTTTCTTAATACTGGTATCTTGTTCATCAATTAAATCTTCTTGCATGCGCTTGATAGATTTAGCGATACGCTCTAAGGTATCGGTTCTGCGGGCATAAAGTTTGATGAATTGTTTAGAAAGAATCTTGTCTTGGTGAGAACCTTTAGAACTTCCGGATTTGAGCTCGTCAACGACCTTCGCGGCATCCTTTTCTTCGTACTTTTCCAAGTATGCTTGAAGCTCCGTAAGAGTTTTGTTGATCTCTTTCGGGGAACTTTTCGAAGTGATTTTGCCTTTAAAGGTGTCTAATTTTTGAGCCATTGTTGGAGTTTCGGTTACCGAGAATTTGATGTTTAATTTACATTAATATTTAATTGATTTAATAAAACAAAACTCCGCGATCTCGCGTAAGCGAAAAATGCGGAGTTATTGTAGTATTCGGAATTATTTAATCACGCCACAATCCCAATACTCAAAATCCTCGATAAATCTTTGATGTTGGTGGTCTTCGAAGTTTCCGGTAAACCGGCTAGGATCGAATAAACCATAATTCAAAGATTCTTCGATGCTTGAGATTTGGTTGAACTCTAGGAATTCTTTACTAATATTTAGCGGTTCTTTTATGATATGATGTTTAATTATATTAATATAATCTTCGGTAAAATGTTCTTGTTCATGATCGGTAAACGACAACATCAAGATTCCACTTTCGTGGAAAGCTTTGAATTTTTCGAAGTGCCATTCCGGAGTTTTCGGGTCATCATACGGATGCTTATTAACAGAATGGTAACCTAAACCATTTATTTCGATTCCTAAATTAAGCGATGGGATAAACACATCTAATTCATAATATTCGTTATTTGCGTTACGTACTTGATGCGCGCTCTTAGCTCTATGAATATACTCAATTCCTAGAGAATCTAGAAAATTACACAACTTCACTTCAGTGAGGAATTTGTGTGGAACCCTAGCACCCAGAAGTGTCGCATATCTCAACATTTGATAATACGGCAAATCCAGCTCGAAAACGTACTCTTTAGGTTTTTCGCCTTTGACTATAAGCATCAGCGCTTCTAATGTTCCACCTTTGATTGTAGGTCCATCATAAGTAAATGGGTTGCCGAAATCGTATTTTAACGCTCTGGTTTTACTAATTCTCGCCCTCACTTCTGGAAGCGATAATACGCTAGGTACACCGTAGTTTTCAATATTCGAGAGCTTAACCGCCTCTATGATCTTAGTGCGTAATATAGGTGAAGAGCTAGCATTCACAACTCCGTATCGCTGCATCATAGTAAATTCCATCTTACTTCGGATATATTCACTTCCAAACCCAATCCCACTGTATCGATAATTCATAGTTTCCATCATCTTAGCGGTAGCTTTTAATCGGAATTCTTCGATACGCATTGGATGATCCGCACCATATCTCTTAAGTAACGTCTGACGATATTTCTCGCGAACTTCAGGTATAAGCATATTATGTGTAACACCATATCTCGCTAATAGCGTAGCTACTACTTTATCTTTGAATTCTTGGAGTTTCATAGGATGATCAACACCATATCTCTTGAGATTAGTCTGTCTACGCTTCTCCAATGACTCTGCAGTGAATTTAGGTTTAGGTCTATTAGGGAGTTTAGAATTGTGATCAACACCAATTCGCTCGATAAACGTTTTCTTCGTCTGTTCATTTACCTCAGCGCGATATACCTGCTTAGCTTCCGTGCAACTCAAAGTTTTGAAGCCTTTCAATCTGAAAAGCTCATCAACCATGCGCGTAGCGCTTACCATAAAGATGTTACAATATTTTCTTGGATACATTAAACCATTTAAATAGAGATAATTGATTTGAGATATCAGATCGATATTATACTTACCTTTATTTTGAACTTCTAAACCATAATCTCCAGTCTTCAACGAAATCTTGTAATTATTCGCTAAAGCGAAATCTAACAAGTCTTTCGTTATTGGGATATTCTCCGCTAGGAGATTACCCGATTCTTTTAACATTGTTTTCTCCTTAAAAAAAAATCCATACTACCGTATAATAGTATGGATCTTTAGAAGTTTCAAGTATTTTTACGAGATAAAGTTGCCCGTTCTTGTATTATAACTTAATGGGCGGTCTAAGTCCCCGTCTGCGACTACCCAATCGGTATAAGCAAAAGTAACCGAAGTTCTCGTGATAGTGTCTTGTTGATCATCTCCGATAGAAATCTCCGAGATTTCCTGCGGAAATACCCCGTGAAATGTATAGCGCACCGTTTCGTTCATAGCTGAATCTAATTGGCTTACAGCCATATCCGTCATAACCTCAATTGGCATGCCAGAGTGCATGTTATCTTGAAAATGATCAGCGCTCCTCATCCACTCTAATATTGCTCGGCGTAGATTATGTTCTTCAGTGTTGTACAGCTCAACCGTAAACTGATTACTATAACTCGTGTCTCCCGGTAACACTAACTTACGACCTTGGTTAAAAGTCTCGATCATCCCGATCGACTTTCCTGGGAAACTCGCCATTATTGCCAAAGTATCAAACGTCTGAATATCTGCCGTTTTCGGCACAGCATTCGGAATATTAAAATGCAATCTGTACTTATTAGCACGAGCCCCAGGTCCTAGTGCTTGTTTTAATTCTAAAATTTTACCCATTATGGTTATCCTTTAATTTGCAAATTAAGATAATTGTATTATGAGTATTTATAATAGAATCTTCACCAACAAAACTTACACTAAAGTGTACAGCTCACAGTGCTTTTGTTGTACCATTTTCTTTCGCTTTCTTATAAGCGTTACGGAACTTCTCCAGTTGCTGACGTTTAAATTGTGCTGTGGTCATTTCAATTACTCCTTAGTAAGATGGAACACTCTACTCTACGCTTTAGCGTTATTGTAAAGAGCTTTACGTAATTCGGTCAACTCTTCTACTTTACGTTCTGCTTGTTTTAGCAAATCTAATAATGCTTCTTTCATAGTATTTCCTCTAATGTTATTTTTTTTTATTTAAATTTACAATTTTTACGCTTTAGCGTTAGTCTTGTAGTACCTCAATCTTCGGTAAACCTTCCGGAATGTTGATTCTCTCGACATACAAAGCATTCGCTTTAGCGAAGTCTTGTACTGCTTTGTTTTCTACCAAGAATCTCATATCAGTAAACACGATCAACTTAGAAACCTCTAATGCCTTTTGAGCTCGTTCAATAGCTTGTTTAGCGTAATAATCTTGACCAAATTTAACTTTGTTTGATTCTGCTACATGCACTAGCGCTTCACGCATCGTCATACCATCTAATTGATAACCTTGTACTACACAACTTGGAAACTTATAGCCGGTTCGCTTTAGCGAATCTATTGCGTGACCCGGAATTCCGGCGTCGTCAAACGCTTCTCGAAGAGGATCCGCGAAGCGGATAATTTCGATTTCCGGGTTTTTGGTCTTCATTAAGTTAGCCCATACATCTTTGCCAACTCCATGATCTCCGGATAGTACGATGATTTTGCGCTCATCCAAACTTAACTGATTTAAACGAACTCTGAGCTCCCAAGATTCTTTGATAATCGTAGGTAGGTCGTTCATTTTGCTAGCTGGTAAATAAATTTTGTTCATTTAAATCTCCCTAAACACCAAAGCGATTGAAAATATGCCAACGGCAGTTTACCCAGCTTCTAATACAGCGAAACATTTCAAGCCAAGCAGACCAGCAATAAATTGCAATCGCCGCTAAAGCGAAAGCTCGCGAATCAATCGCCGAAGTCCAAGATCCGATTTGCACTTTAAGATCAAAATCAATCGCCAAGAAAATAACAGAAACCACTAAGGTGTTGATGGCTACGCGTAACGCGACCTTTCCAGTACTAGCTTTAAGGATCCAATCTTTATGTTTTGAAACTACTACAACGTATTTCGGATCATTCATAATCCCGTTCCGGCTGTAAAGCTGATAAGCGCGAACGATATGTAATAACCCGAATATCGCCAAAGTAATAACCAAACACCAAAAGATCCACCCCGCGCTATTCACAGGACGATAATCGGTAAATGATCGGATGATTGGGCTAGCTACCGAACCGCATAAGATCGAACCCACCGCAATAATGAACGGAACAAAGGTAAATTCTAAAATTTTCGCCATTTTTGGTTTATAAGGTTCGATTTCATTTTTAATGTCGTCATATACGTTTTTGAAAAATTCCATTGTGATTCTCCTGTGTTATGATTATCTCTTATGGGATGTATTATAATAGAAGTAAAATTAGAAATCAACCCGTTTTGAAAAAAAAAAATGAGATGTAAGAGTTTCGGTCACCGAAACTTTACCGGAATGAAAAAAAATCTTCAAAACTTTCGCGGAAGCGACTATCTTGAAGATTTTAAAAGTTTCTTATATGTTTAAGACGAAGAACTGGTATCACCATTGTAACCAAAGTCACCTGGGATTTGCTTGTAAGACTTTTGGAGGATGTTGTCGATAGAGGGTCTCTTATCTTCCAATTCATCATAGTCAAAATCTTTGAGTTTCTTATCGTAGTTAGGGTCCCTGTTTACTCCTTCATTCTGCTCGCGCCACCTATTCCATAAATTGTCCCAACGCGCTAGTTCTCCTGGGCGCCAGTATATCTCACCTTTGCGTTCCGCCGTCTGATCCAGGGTCGTGTCACCGGAACTTAGGAAGCTATTGAACTCGCGATATCTTTCTTCATCCCACCAGTACTCACCATCATAACGGACATAATCTTTACCGCGTTCGGCTTGTTGGCCCATAATTGCCCAGCGGTTAGTAGTATGAAACAATTGATTTTGGACTTGTCCAGATTTCAGAGCTTTCGAGTATAGTTTGTAATGCGAACACGCAAAGGTTACGGTAAACTCGGCAATTTGACCAACCGAATCATACGAATAACTTGGAGCTTCTACCCGAATCGGGAAGACGTTGTGAATTTCGTAGACCGCGGTAGGTTTCATCCCGTCGAAATCCCATTGCTCGATATACGCGGTAGTATTATACCAGGTCATATATTGAGGCATTTCATTTCCTAAGCCCGCTACGAGTCTCTGGTTTCTGGCCTCTTTTCTAGGGTTGTAAAAGAAATGTCTCTGTTCAATGGCAGCCATCCATTCCTCGAAAAATCTTTTCAAAATATGGGTTTCACTCAAATAGAAGGTAACGGAGAAACTTTGAGAGTATTTAGTTTGCCCACGAATCGGAATCGTTTGACCTTTATGTTTAAATTCAAAAGGGGTATGCTCCATCGTCGGTAAAGTTAAAGCTTTAACCGAATACACAAGATGATTCATTAATTCCGGGTTACCGGAAATCGGAGGAAGCACAAACGTAAATTTTGTAGTGCGCGCGGCATCCCCTAGAATCTCATGGAATTTGTTTTGAATAATACTAGACATTTAATTTTAATGTAGTTAGTTTATGATTAATATATTTAATAAAAAAACCTCAAGATTTTAAATTTCTTGAGGCTTTGAATTATTTTAAATACTCCGTTTGATTACCATTTTTCCATGAAAAGGCCTTTAACGCCTAAAATTAATCGATAATCTTCACCATTCATATCAAAACTGAAGATCGCAAGGCCGTTGTCTGTGAAAGATGGGTGATATAAATTGCTGGTGATGTTATTCGCAATCTCTCTTCCAAATTGAGCCGTGCGCGGTGTATCATCTCCAACTCTAATACCGGCTAGAGCTTCGTGAAGTTTCACTAAATCAGCCCAAGACAATTTATCTACGGATGGGAACGCATTCATTTTGAGTTTGCGATTGACTTCAGCTTGTTTCTTAGCGTCGCGATAGAAATCGGTCGCCTCTTCACCGGTCACATAATCTGCCCGCGTTGCATACTTATCGTCTACGCGTTTGTTAGCTTGACGCTCGCCGCGTAATCTAACCACATCGTAATCTTTAAGTACGATGAAACCTTTATAGCCCTCCGCTTCGATTTCAAGGCGGGTTTTAAGATCTTTGACTTTTTGAGCGCGGAAAGTGCTTCTCCAACCACTACCGTCATAGACTTCTAATTTATCTTCGCCGGTAATCGGATGCTTACCTAAGGTTAAAGTTTTAACATCGGTATTCATACCTACTGATTTTTCGCTGAAACCTGGCTCGTTGTTAACGATTACATGAGTACCGGAAGCGGTACCGATATAAACCAAACCGAATTCTCCGCCTTTCTTAGCGGCTCTCAAATCTTTTACGAACTCTTCGAAAGTTTGACCTTCAATCGAGATGATTTTAGAGTTTGGAGAAATGTAAAACACTTCTTTTTGTTTAAGCGCGGCTTTGATGATTTTAATATAAACCGGGGAAGCTCCTGCCGGTTGTAAGTTGCCTAAACTTTCATTAAGCTCAGCCGCGAAAGAATCGAACGATTCATTCATTAGCTCGCGCTCACGGGCTTCATTGAATTCATCTAATGTAATATGCATCTATTTTTCCTTATAAGGGTTTGCTTAATTGATTAATCAAAAATATTTATAATCGTCAAAGTTCCGGATTCTCGAATAATTCTCGCAACGAGCGATTTCGATCTTCCATGTCGACTATGGTTTCTCCGGCAACGCATTGACGACCTAAAAGTCCTACGATTTCTTCCTTATCATCGTCCAACATCTTGTGAATAAATCGAGTTTGATAATCCCGCATATCCGGAAAGTCGATACCTTTCGGAGTTTTAATTTGAATGTAATTTTCTCGGAAATATTCAAAATCATTAGCGCATCGCTCAAATTCACTTACGTGGATATCTGCAAGTTTTAATGTAGTCGCTTGTTTCTTAAGACCTTTATTACCATCGAAGCTTATCGGAGATCCAAAAGCATCCAGGTAGAACATACGTTCATTCTTCTCCAGATCTAGGATCTCTAGCGCTACGCGCTTACCATCCTTGCCCTGAGCTCTTAGGGTGTCCAAAAGCTCTTGGGTAATTAGATGTTGATTGTTTTTGAAGTATTCGATTTCTTCTTGTGATAATATAGTGTTCATATTAGTGTTTATTATAACGTATTTCAATATTTAAATTTTTATTTTGAACCTTCAGAGTTTCGGTAACCGAAATATGAAAGTTTCAAAATAAAAAATCTCCAAAACTTACCCGAGCGGGTAGATCTTGGAGATCTTTGAATAACCAAATCTTAACGGTGATGTAAAATCTCTTGAAGTTTGATGGCTCGTTGTTCTTTCTTAAACATCGCCTTCTTCACTACTTTACGTTCCTTGTAGATGTTCTTAACCAATTCTGGTAAGAATCCAGGTTTATCTTTTCTGAAGAATACTCCGTTCGGAGCCATTGTCAGATTAGTTTCTTTCAATAATCTAATCAACTTAGCTTTCAACTCCGGATTCTTAATTAAGTTCAACAAGTTTTGTTCATTTTGTTCTTGTGAAGGATCTCCAACGTGAAGATGTTCTACTACTAAACGTTTTAACTCCCCTTCAGATCCCTCGTTACTCAATTCCCACGCAAACATAAAGTTATTCGGAGACATCCCAGATCCCGCGATCGCGAGAATTGGGTACATCGAGTTAACGTCCGCAGATAACACCCATTCGTGCTTTCCGGTAACCGGATCTCGCACGAAACCACCAAGAATGGATTTCTCTAAATCTGCTCCACGAGCTAGGATAGTTTCCGGGTCGATGATCCAACCAGCATCAAACAATACATTACGAATGTAGTTTGCCCAGGGTTTGGTAGTTCCCAGAACACTATTAAACTGCGAATTCATTCGATTGGATACATCGCACATCAATGCAGATAAACCACATTTTTTATCAATTTCTTGCAACAACACCACATCGATGACGCCGTAGTAAACGAATTGTCCGTGGCCAGCTTTCTTAATTTCACTTTCCGGTTTACCGGCTTCTGTCATTAAGTAACATAATGTTTTTGTTTGATCTTCCGTTGGTTTTTCTGGTTTGGTGTAATTACCAAGATAGAAATCATCAAAAGTTTTGAATTCACTATGGTCAATCTTACGAGATTTCAATTCTACTTCGGCAATAGAGTTCAACGAATAGGAAGTTCTTGGCGCCAAAACAATCTTTTGATATAATCGTTTAATATCAATGTAAGCACAACCACCTACGCTCAAATCGAAAGCATAACGATCGGCAAACATCTGAGATCTTCCTTGAATGTATCCTTTTTGCTCGCCGGTATTCTCTCCGAATTTTCTCCAGAATGGAGAGAACTTACTCACGTCTTGGTTAATTCGCTTACAGCGATTATACAAATACGGAAAGTCGAAGCCTTCGCCGTTCCACGCGAATACTACAGCTGGCTGTAGATCTTCGATGAATTCAAAGAACTTATTAAACATTTCAATTTCATTATTGCACTTATGATAATGAATTTCCTTACCTAAATGATCCGGTTGCTGTTTATACCAATCTTCATAATAAAATTCTCGGTCCCCGATCAAGTGAACAATCTGGGTTTTATTGTCTAAAAACTGAATTAGACTTACCGGTTCTAACGCTTTATCTGGGCTCGGGAAACCTTTCATTACCGTGCCTACGCGGGTCTCGATATCCAGATAGAAGATTCGAGGATTTGGGTTTCCTAAATTTCTAAATTGATCGCGAATCGCGAGATCTACTGGACTTACCTGCGAGGTACAACCGTAACCTTTCGCATCATTCGAGGAACCTCGTTCTCTGCGAAATTTCTTATTGCTATAGATCGAAGTAAATGCCCCAGTATCATCCTGAACATAATATTCCCATTTTTGTGGAACATCATCCGTTAGGAAAGATTTCCCCATTTCCGTATCGTAATATCTTGCCCAATACTTGAAGTTCGCGAAGAACCCACCTTCATAATATTTCATTTTTTCGCTCCTACAAAGTTTCGGTAACCGAAACCTACAACCATTATAAATCTTTACAAATTTTCTTTAAGGTTTCTAATTCTTCCGGACAATGCATCTTCATCCACTCCAAATATTCAATTGACTCCTTCGGAGAAATTTTGAAGAATTTCGACAAAGTATCTTGAAACTCCACGTCGGTGGAACCCTTCTTAGCTCCGGAGGGGAATTTGATGAACTTGATTTGACCTCTTAGGGCTTTTGAAATCCCTCTTAAGATTACCAGATTGGACTGCTTACCCGGGAGGCAATTTAGCGTATTGGCTAATTCGATAAGACGATTATCTCCAGATAACCATCTTCGTAGAAGAAAGTCGCTGACTTTATCAGCATCTTGCGGTGTAATTTCCTTCTGTTCTAGGACTTTCTTGAAAACTGTGAACATTTGATACCCCCGTTAAATTTAGAATAATAACGCAAAGCGTTAAGAATATAAAAATCTTCAAAGCCGAAACAACTATGAATTTTAATATTTTAAATGGTAATAATAATAAGCTCAACACAATTCGCATAAACTTAGTACTCAACGGATTTAGATTTATGCTTAGTTTTTCGGCTGTACGCTTTAGCGTTCTTTTCGACTCTGTTGCGAAACATGGAAGTAGTAACAATAGCTTTGAGTTTATTGTCTTTAACTTTGAGGTTGAAATCGTGCATACCAAATTCCTTAGTTCTTTGTGTTTACTCTTAGTACTTAAATCCTAAAACATCCAATTTAACGTTTGCGACTCCTGTAGATTTTGAGTCAATTTTAGCGAACGCTGCCGGAGTCAAATCAATGATCTTCCCAGGCTTAAATGGACCGCGATCGGTAATCTCTACGATAACCGATTTACCGTTTTTTAAATTGGTTACCCGAACTTGGCTACCAAACGGTAATGTTTTGTGGGCCGCAGTGAGTTTATGTTGGGAGAACACCCCACCATCTGCGGTTTTGGTTCCTTTACGATAGCAACAATACCACGTTGCTTTCCCTTGTTCTTTGTGTTTGATCGCTTGTTTCTTATCCTTTAAATGATATCGAACTTTGCGAATTACGTAAGACTTCGAATTATCCCAGTTTGCGCCGTGGTACACCTTTGGTGTTGATTGCGCGGTTTGGGTAGACCTCGAAGCATACGCTGATGTTGCTGTTGTCGTAGTTACTAAAGTTGTCGCAATAATCAGCAGGGCTGATGTTACGAAAGTCTTAGCAAATTTAACAGTCGAGTCTTTGATACTCTTAAGATTAGTTAATTTCATTATGATGTAATCTCCTTACATTTTAACTAATTCAAGATACCTGCGGTATCGGTAGTACCGGAGGTACCGGAAGTACTTTTAAAGAACTCGAATATGCACGTTTTCAAATTTTTGATGCCGAACGATGGTTGTATTATATTATAACTTAATCATAAAATCAACCAGATTAGGTCTTAAGATCCTCAATACAATCCACTTTCAACGCTTTCGCGTCAAATTTGGCTTTGTATTCACCTGGAGGTAATATGATTACATCCGCATCGCTAGTATCCGGTACTTTACATTTCGTTGGGGTCTCTGGGAACTTATCTCTATCCGCATACGCAGGAATGGTAATGTCCCCGCGATAGCGGATGTTGTAACCGGTATTGGGAAAATACTTTTCCGTAGATGGATTGATTTCATCTAGGTGACCATCTTCCTTTCCAAAATTGGGGTCCCGGATATCTTCCGTAGTCGAAGTTTTCGGGTCACCAATTTGTAGGGTATAAGGATTTGTTTGAATTTTATAAACCATTATAAAGTCTCGTTACGCTCATCCAACGTAAAGTTAGATTTCTTGTATATTTGTTTTCTATGATTGTATTGTCTCGCGAACATCCCGGATCCTCCGATAACATCGACAATATCATATACGTTGAAAGTTTGCTTACCTTCATTCAATCGGATTCCTCGACCTAAGCTTTGAGCTACTACTACACCAGATTTTACCGGGCTCGCAAAGATCGCATATCTCAAAGATTTGATGTTTACCCCAGTACTTAACAACGCATAATTCGCTACCAAAATAGCTTCTGGGTCTTCATCCATTAAATGTCGGATAGCTTCGCGATCTTTGGCGCTGGATTGCCCTGACATAAAGTAAACCCCGTAAGCTTTCATCGTTTCGAGATCTGGCGTATCTTCTCCTACGGAGAGGCCTTTGCGGCTAGCAATCTCTTTGAAAATTTCAAAACCATGTTCAATTAAGGTGAACAAAACTAGAGTAGATCCTTCTTTTCGCTGACTTGCTTGTAAGGCGATATTTGCGATGATTTGGTTTCGCCCTTCCGCATTTAGCATGACTTTGAGCTTATCCAGATATTCGCCGTACCGGCTAAATTCCTCTGCGGTATAGGCAGTATGCTTTAATTTTACCCCTGTAATATGGATTGGAGTACCCCGACCTTCCTCGATTAATTGACTGGAAGTAATGATATTTTCCGGCATCCCAAATAATCCAATCAAGGTTAATTTTTGAGATTTGGAATCCGGCAAAGTCCCGGTAAACCCTAACTTATATTCGGCAAATCCAGAATCTTGTACTAACTGTGAGGTACAGCTAGAGCTGAATTTGTGCACTTCATCGCAGATGATAAAATCGATAGATTTGAAGAAATCTGGTTCTAATTTACTTAAACTCTGCCAAGTAGTAATCACCAAATCTCCCGCTTTCAGTGCTTGGTTGGATTCTTTTAATTGCTTTAATTTCTTCGAGCCACCACCGAAGGTGATGATGTTAGAATGCAATTCAGTTAAATTATAACTCTTAATATCATTCGCAAATTGCGTAAGTAGGTTGATGTTGGGAACTACCAAGACCCCTTTGAGACCTTTCCTACGGAAATATTCTAAACATAACGAAATAGTCAAAGACTTACCAGAACCAGTACACATCAAACTTAGCTTGCGTTTTTTGTTCAATGCTTTTCGGCAAGCTTCAATTTGATAAGCATATGGAGCAAACGGTAGGATATCAGATTCTAAGATATCTTCCAGGTATTCACCGATTTCCGGATTGTCTGAAACTTCCGGTTCGTTGAGTTGCAATATATCTTGAACTGGCGGTAAATCTAATAAGCCGGAATCCAACACTAAGGTGTTTTCTCCGTATTCTTGATAGAACACATCATACTTACTCTTACGCCCGATTTTGACCATATAGTCATATTGCCATCCTGCTCGTTCAACCTGTAAGGTTTGTTTTAGCGTTTTGATCGCGTTTTGAGATGCTTCCATCTCGTTGAAGTTTAGTTGAACAAAACTAGAATTTAATGTTTTGATTTTTACTAAACCATTACCCCCACCATTTGCGTTACCAATGTTGCTCATATGCCCCTCTTAATAAAATAATCGAAAAGATTACCACTAACAACGTAGTTGTAATCTTCCAAAATTTCGAAACCGGATTCTTCCACAGAAAGCCTAGAGCTATCATAAACTCCAAAACAAATCCTAAAAGAACCCAACTTCCAACGGTTAATCTATGCATTGTTTATTATAATAAAGTTAGTATATTATATCTAAAAACTTTTAATAAACTCCAAAACACTTAAACGCTAACATTAGGAACACACCAGCAATAAACACAAACATTACCGCTAAAGCGGAGTTCATTGAATCATGCAAACCATCCAAAGCGATAGTAACCGCGTAAGCTACACAAAATAAAGCCCCGATTTGCAAGAACATTCCCAACCAAACTAATGCAGACACACCAAAAATCATAAGTTACTCCTTATCGTATAAATTTCGATTTATCCCAAGCTTTCGAATATCCGCTTACTCGGAATTTTTCGAAGATTCTGGAATTACGATCATAATAATCTCGATCACTGAAAGAACTATAAGATCTCATACTTCGCTCTAAAGCAGAGCAGTAAAAATAAACAAAAATTAAAACCGCAATAATGAAGATGCTCATAGCTTAGGTTCCCACGAGACGGTAAATTCATCATCTTGCATGCTAAATCTCACGACATATCCCAATTCTTCCAATTCCGGAGTTACTGGGCCTAAATCCAAATCCGGAACCTTAAGTTCGAAGACACCGAAACCGCTTGAAATGGCTTTGCGGATGCGATCCATTAATTCGCGTAAAATTTTACGTTTTGAAAGCTCTGCGGCTTGGCTTGCCGTAATAGCTTCGAATTCTTCGGATTCGGTAGGTACTGCAAATTCCGGAGAGACAACCGCCTCTGTAAAAGTTACTGGCTCTAAATGTTCTAAGGTAATCAAGTTGTCGACATCGATCATAGCTTTATAATCTGGAACACGCTCTCGTAATGCTTCAACATCCAGATATAACCATTGTTTATTAGATTGATCGAATCGACAAGAATTCGTTAAACCGGTAGTCAGATCAGTAGTCGCGTAACCGGAAAGCATTTCTACCAAAATCGGTGTATGTCTAGCCGCCATATCAATATCAACCACCTTAAACATCGCGCCCAAATCCTTACATTCTAGGATATCCCCAATTTCGACATCATGTAAATCTTCAAATTTCATACCAGCTCCCTATGCTCCTTATTACCAATGGTACTCGGAAAAATTGAAAATTATATCAATAATCATCAACAATACCCCAATCGCCCAAATAATTACTGTAACGCCAAAAAGCTTCTCGCAAACTGTTGTTAGTCGATCATTATCAGTAATCAACATAACGCCAAACAAAATGGCGATAATAATCATTAACAATACGCCTAACGCGTAAAATCCAATACTAATATTCATTAACATTTAACGTCTCCTTATGCCTATTGCATTACATATCATCCAAATCGCGGAAACCCAAGAAGGTTGGGAATCTTGGAGCTTCTTTAACTCCTACACTAAAGTGTTTATACTTAACAATTTTACCTTCTAAGGATTCTTTTAAGCTCCAAAGTTCGGCGCGAGTTTGGTCATCATAACCAGAACCAATACTAAACTCAATACCAGTTTCCAGGTCGCGAACTTTCAAAGCTCCTAGAGTTCCAGCTGGAACAAAATCCGCTTTCTTACTGGAAGTTTTTGAGTAACCCAATTCTGAAATTTCGCGTTCTCCGATGTTGGTCATCTTCTCTTCCCAGCCAATAACCACTGCTTCAGAATCCTGGAAGCGTTTCACTTTAGTGAGTAATCGCTGTTTTAGAGTGGAACGACCTTGTTTATACTTGCCATCCAAACTCTTAACCATTACTCCTTCATAACCTTCGTTTAAGCATTCAGTTTCGAATGCATATAATTGAGATAGGCTTTGAACGATTACCTGTGGAACGATTTGAATATTTGCTGGAAGCTTATCTTTAAGAGATAAAAGATGATCATGTCTTAAAACGGCTTCGTCATCTAAAACATCCGGGATTACGTCGAAGACGAAGAAAGTAATTTCTAAATCTTTAACCTCTTCGCGAAGTTCTTCACCCATTAACGCCGTAGAGTGATTGAAGCAATTCGGATCCGTTGGAGAGCCTAAAATTAATTCCCCATCCAATCCGTTGAATTCCGGCTTGCCAAAAAGCTCTTGAACCTTCTTATTTCGGATAGGTTTTAAGCTTCGGGACATTACTACGCCATCTAATACGATAGCTCGGATCCCATCTAGTTTCGGGCTAGCCATCAATGGAAAAGTGAATTTTTCGATTTCTTCATTTGTTGCGGAAGCCGCAAGCATTGGTTTAAAAACGGGTTTTGACATTTGAATATCTCCTTATCTTTATGTGGAGTATTATAACACATCTAAACATAAAACACACCCACTAAAACGCGCTTATTAAAAAAATTTTTGAACCTTCAAAGTTTCGGTGACCGAAACTTTCAAGTTGTGATTTCAAAAAAAAATCTCCACCGAAGTGAATCTAGTGGAGATCTTTTATCATAACTTATTACTTAACATATTTCGAAAGATCATATTTTCTAGCGAATGCTTTATGCTTTAAGAGGTAATCCAATAAGAAAGTTTTGTGGCCTTTGAGATTGGATTCGCTAAATTTTTCCGGTGAAACTAATTTGCTACTGTTGTAATTGATCTCCATTTCTGGATCCCCTTCGCCGTAGAAATCTGGATCGAATTTTGTTAATTTACATACCTCGATCTTGTTGCTGGCTCTATCATAACGAAGCACCATTACTACTTCACCATCAATTTCATAAATGCCATTTTCGATAATCATAATTTTCTCCTATGATGATTATGTTGTTTGTAATGAAGTTCACCCCGAGCCTCATTTACAAGGCCTATTATAAAGCATTCCCAACGAGGTGGCACCCCGTTAATTAAAAAAAAAATTTTTTTTTTTGAGATGTAAGAGTTTCGGTAACCGAAACTTGAAAGATTCAAAATAAAAAAAATCTCCAAGTTATCGCACAGTACACCGTAGGTGATGCACGCGAAGATTTGGAGATTTTTTTATTAATGGATGTTTTATTATAATACTTTACTCATTCAATCAAATCCGTTACTCGCTTAAAGCGAAGATTTGAGAGCTTAGAGCTTGCATTCTTACATCTTCTTTAAGTTTAGGATAAAGTTTAAGCGCTTTAGCTACGTGCTCCTGAACGATTTTCTCGTTATCTCCGGCTTTATCTTTGAATCCTGCTTTGTTAACAAGGTTGTTGGCGCATTTAAGATTATGAATAGCATCCCAAAGAGCTTTGCGATCTTCCGGAGCCAATTCTTCCACTTTAACCGCTTCTAGCCCCTCTAGCACTTTAGTAATCTCTTGAAGATTATGCATTACGATATTGGAGCGCTCAACATTTAAAATCTCTTCCGCTTTCTTCAAAGATTGCTCTAAAGAATCAAATAATTCGCCTTTAACCCCAACTACTTTATCCAATTCGAATTTTGCGTGATATACGCGTTCGCGTAGTTCTTGCAACATATCGAAGTTAACTTGAGCGGCGATCGTTCCATATGCAGAATCGATTACTTTATCGGTTACGGTTCCTGCGTTATTATCTTGGAAAGATTTACCAGGTTCGGCATTTTCGGTGATAGTAAAAGTATTGGAATTAAGCGAACCTGGATTTTTTGGAGCTATCGCATCGCGGCCAAAGAAAGCTTTTGCTAATTCTTCGGTATCTTTGATTTCAAATTCTTTACGTTCTAACGTAGGGTTGGTAATGTTATCGAAAGCTTTAACGATGAATTCCCCTTCTGCTTCCTTACCCATCAATTTTAGATTGGCGGCAACATCTTTGATTTTATCCAACGCACTCATCCCGGTTGGTTTCTTCAGATCTTTGGCAAATTTCAAAGGGTTTTCTACGTATTGCACCGGAACCTTAGGAACTACATTACTTGAAACTACTTTGGTAGTTTGGAATTCTAATGAGCGGGTAGGCTCTTCCGGTTTTACTTCTGCCGTTTTTGGTTCACCGAATAGCCCATGAACTACATCACAAATAATTTTTGGATCTGTTCCGCATAATTTTGGTTCGGTGTGTTCAGTGGTTTCGGTGGTTTCCTCAGCTTTTGGTGCTTCCGGTTGCACTGGCGCATTTGAAGTTTCCGCGGTAGCGGTATTTTCAGTTGCCGGTGCTGGTTGCGCTGGTTGAGCGGGTTGAGCGGGTTGGGCTTCTTCAGTATTTGAAGTTTCCGCGGTAGCGGAATTTTCAGTTACCGGCGCTGGTTGTGTTTCGGTCACCGAAACTTCATTAATCGCTTCGCTTCGGTTTTCAATAGTTTCTAAGTTTTCGACAGTTTCGGTCATTATTAAAGTCCTTGGTTTTGGAAAGCTAATGAATTTTTGATAGCTGGGTCAATTTGCTTAGCCAATCTCAAAAATTCGAATGTATCGTTAGTTAAATTTGCCCTAATCTCATGGTCTTGCATACATTGCAGTTTACTGCATAATTTGCGAAGTTGGTCAAATTCACTATGGTCTGCAGTTGGTGAAATTGAAATGCTCGCCAATAGATTATGTCTCGATTGATCTACTAATTCGTGGTATGCATTGGTTAAAGTTTCTATCGCTGGGAGCAATTCTATAGTAGTGTTTTTAGAAGAAGCAAATCCTTGCAAAGATTCACCGTCCGGTCCTTGTACGGTAATAGTTAGGCTTCTAATCATCCCTGCTCTTAGATTATCCGCATAATCATAAAGCTCTAAAGCATTCGCGGGAGTAACATTGCTAATATCTAAACTTAAAAGTTTGTCGTTCAGGTCAACTAAACATTTCACCTCTTCGATAAAGGCATATTTCGATGGGTTGTTAGCCAGCATAAAGTTAGTTTTGAACAACAACATAATCTCTTTAGTAGCTTTGAAAATCGCTCCTATCGCCCATAATCCATTATGACGATGTTTTGCATTTTGAAGATCGTCCAATGACGAAAACTTCACTAATTTGTTAAGCATATTAAGCACTCCTATTCCTGCAGGTAAAATAAAAGGTAATGTCTTTAATATTTAAACATTACCTTTATAAAATTATAATTCCAAGTCCAGGTTACATGTCGTCAACCATCGTGTTTAGTGTGTATACTGCGCTGTCACTCTCTTGCAAGGCAGAGTTATCTAAATTTAGATCCCCGTAGTTATTGAACCACTCGACAATTGGAGTCTCTTCAAAATCTCCGAAAACACCGGCTACGCCGATATCACGAAGTCTTAAATCCACCCAATATTTTAGGAAGTTATTAGTGTTCTCTTCCGAGATTGGGGTAAATTCACCTAATACGCTTCGAAGATATTCCGCGAAGTTGGATTCATCTTGGTAAACTTTTAAGAAATGTTTCTGCGCCGTTTCTGTAAACCATTCACTATCTAAAATTTCGCTAAAGCGAGGATCTTTGCGAAGCTCTTTGATTAAAACGGTAGACGCAACGGTATGCATCAGTTCATCAAACGCAATTAGCTTAATAATACGAGTAGCACCCGGAATGGAAGCATAACGATCGTGGATTAAGTAGGTATACAAGAAACTTGCATAGAATTTGATCCCTTCTAAAGCATAGATGGTTAAAATCAACTCAATGATTTTCTTCGCGTTCTCTTTGCTAAACTCAGCTCCTGCAAGATCTTCCGCGTACGCGGCGATATCGGAATATTGCTCAATTTCTGATTTCACGCGATTGATGATGTCCATATTACTGAAGTTGCGCTCGAATACCGGAGTGCTATCCATAAAGATACCGCGGATGATATGCGAGTAACTCAAGCTATGGATCATTTCGAAATAGCCCCAAGTTTTGAATAAAGCTTCGAATTCCGGATTGGTCACAAACAAGGAGATAGTCTCTTCCAAACCACGATTTTGTGCTGAGTCCATCAGAGTTTGATAGAACCAAATACTACACATCGCATCTTGCACCGGAGTAGGCATTAAGTGGAATTTTACCGCGTCGTCCCTCATCGAAATTTCATTAGGGTTCCAGAATGCCCCGCGCATACTTTCTTCTAATTTTACCGCAGAAGGGAACGCAGGGTCATCATAGCGTTGGAAACCGGAATATTCCCCAAAGAAAATTTGATCGTTTTTAGAATTGAGATTGTTGAAATCTACAATTAGTAAATTCTCTGACATTTTAAGCTCCTTATACCGCTAATTCTTCTTTATCAAAACCCATTAGACACCACACTGCTTTATCCGCGTCGCGCGAAGTTAAGAAGAAGTTACCACCTTTGATTCGTTTGTTAATCAAAGAATCTGGAATTTGCAAATCTTGGTGAATCACCACATTACTGCAAACTTCTAATGATTCATTGATGAAGTAATACACAAACGGGGTCACTTTAGCGTTGAAATCGCGAGATTCGATAGCATCCAATTCGCTAATGAGGCCACGCCAAGAATACTGACGATCTTCATCCGTGCGAACATAGTAATCATCGTCATGACCTTGACGAACTACTAAAGCCTGCAATTGATTGATAGTTACTAATTCGTAACAATTATCGAAAGGCTCTAATGGATTTAGAACTGCTTCAAACTCTGATGGAATCTCTAATCCATCAATAGTGAATTCTTCTTTATCCTGGATGTCGAATAATTTAAGATATGCAAGACCTGCACCGCAGTGCGCACTTGCATGATAATGATGTCCGTCTTCGTCGCGAAGAATTACACGAACTCCTGGTAACAGGTAGTTTGCATTTGGATTATATCGCATTTTTTAAGCTCCTTTATTATGTTGGAATAACGATAATTGGTATTATAATATAACACCTTTATATGTTCAATCAAATTGGTGTTTAATTGATATTCGCGACTCCAAAATAACTTTTAATGGCTTCGAAATCACAATCTCTAAGACCTACTGAACCTTTGATAACCGGAACGAAACATTTGGATTGTAGTTCGATTGAGATATCCGGATCGAAATCTTGCATATCATCCAAATATACCGCGTCGCGGTAATCTGTGGAGTCTAGGGAGTTAAGCAAATCTATCGCGAATTTTGCTCTTCCGTTAGCGGTTTGCATTCCACATTGAGTTGCATGAACCTCAAACCCAAAGAATTCATTGAACGTTTCTTGCACATTTAAGAACTCTTCAATTTTAAAGGCTACAGACCAACTCGAAATCAAGTATACTTTAGCGTCCGCTAATTTTACTATTTCGCGAAGTTTGTTGAGCTGTTCACGGTTAACGCGACCAAAATGTTGCTTGCCCTTTTCAGTATCCACATAACAATCGATAGTATCCGGAGATCTTTCGTAACCGAAATCCTTAGCTCCATTTAAGACACCATCCACATCTAAGAATATAATGTTCATATGCTATAACACCCCAACTTTCTCAACTTCATCCAATCTTAACAAATATTCACATGGATCTATCCCGGTAACCGGATCGGGTTGAAACTCTACTTTAATCGCCAAGCACCACCAACTGTTTCCTGGTCTGGTAAACCAAAATCTACCATACGGTTGGGTTAACGCCATTGTTTCTTGTGCAAATTTGATCATTTTAACCTGTACGTTAAGATCAAAAATATGTCCAATTTCGTATTCATTACCGAATTTATCCCGGATGATATCACCTTCACCGAATTTTAAATTGTTTATCACTTTATCGCCGCCTTTACCAACGAACTTCGATTAGCATACCGTGTTCGAGAATACCAAAACCTTCGCGCTCAAAATGCGGAATACAACGTTTAAATTTCTCCGCTTCGAGGTTCGCGTTTCGTTCACCTAAACTCGCTTGCTCTTTTAAAATGGCGTACGCTTGATCTAACAAGTTTCCAAGATCGTTCTCTTCGGACATCTTTTGAAGATCTTCGATACTAGGATAGCGTCGTGTAATTTCCGCTTTAGCGAGAGTTGCGGGAGTTGCGGGGCTTACCGGTTTGGTTTGTAATACAGATCTTACCAAAACCAACTCAGAAGCGGTGATAGTATAAGGATTATATTCTTCCACGGCTCGAGCGTCTTCCTCGCGGTTAAAGACCCAAAATTTAATACCTTCTTCTACGAATTTAACATTATCATGCACTTCGCGAATCGGAGATTGTGGATTTTTGGTAACCAATTTCAAACGATAGCCCATATTGCAGTAGTCGAAACGATCTGGATCTAATAGTCGACTTGGTTTAGCCTCCGCTACTTCGAAAATATTACCAAAAGCATCTTTAACCAAATCACCGGGTAAGAAGATTGGAACATCCGATACCTCGATATCTTCTGCTTCTTCCGCTTCTTCCGATTTTTCGAATAAGACTAATTCTGTAGCGACGATAGTTTCCGGGACAACCTCATAGCCTCCATATTGGATATCCGCTTCAGTATTAAAGATCCAGTATTCATCTCCTTCGCGGTGAAATACCGCATCATCCCCAACTTCGCGAGCTCTGGTATTCGGGGCTTTTTCAATTAGTTCTAATTGATAACCCATTTCATCATATTCAAAAGAATCACGCTCAAAATGTTGAGGGGCTAGTGCGGTAATGATTTTGAAGATGTTACCAAATTTATCTTTAACATAGTCGCCTCGATCAAACATTGGAATTGCTATTTCGTTCATTTTAATCTCCTAAAGTAATCTTATCTCTTATGGGGTGTATTATAATAGAAACATTAATAAAACACAATAGCTAAAGCAAAGATTTTATCTATCGATGTAATAAACAAAACCTCTTAATCTTTCGGCTAAGAGGTTGTTTAGAATTATTTGCTAATAGTAAAATGNCATTTTAATCTCCTAAAGTAATCTTGTTATCATTAATTGCTTATGGGATGTATTATAATAGAAACATTAACATAACACAATCAGATTTTAACTATCAATGCAATTGATTTTAACAATTAAAAACCTCCGGGTCTTTCGACTTTGGAGGTTGTTTGATAATCATTGAAGTTATTTGCTAACGGTAAAGTAACCAAACTTATACACTATAGTGTATCCTTTTGCTTTTAGAAGTTTGTAAGTTCGATCATCTACTTCATTCATAAAATTCTCAGGAACTCTATAACTTCCATTTGGAGATTTCGCTACAAGGTTCTCAATAAATTGAATTTTCTGATCCCCGGGACTTACATAAATTCCAGGATCTTCAGTAAAGCTAACTTCTATTTTGAGTTTCATACTTTAACCGCCTACTATTATTACCAAGAAATTTGATAATCACTAAAGTTATACGTTAGAACGTATCCCTTCTCTTCCAGGATTTTTTGCATTTCTTCATCCATAAACTTATCACTTACCCAGCAATAA